CTTCAGCCGCAGAGCGTCATCGTTCGCCAGAATCGACAGGTACCGCAACCACTCATGCTCGGCCTTGACCAGGAAGCCGTTCTCACCGTGCCGGATGAACGAGCGGTACACATCGCAGTCGGTGGCGATGGCCGGGATGCCACGGGCCGCGTACTCCAGCACCTTGATGTTCGACTTGCTGTAATCGAAGGGCCGCATGGCGAGCGGGGCTAGTCCGATGTCAAAGTCGAGCGTCGCATAGTAACCGGGCGGGTCGTCGTAGACCGGTACCCACCGGCTGTACTTAGCCCGCTCCCCGGCCTTGAACGTCGGCCGGAAGTCGGTGCCGCCGAGCCGCAGGTCCCAGCCGGGGAAGCGCTTCAGGAACCGGCGCACGGGCTCGGCTACCACCCCGACGTCCGCCCCGTGACTGGCCCCGCCCTGGTAGCCGACGGCCGGACGCTTGTTCTCCTGCCGCGGCATGTCCAGTACGAACGCCGGGATGCAGTTGGGCAGCACCGCGACATCCTGGTTACCCGTACTCTCGCGCATCACCCCGGCCAGGTACTCCGTGGTGACGGTCACCAGATCGGAGACCTCGGCCATGTGCGTCACCGCATCCCGGATCTCCGGCTTGCTGTACAGGTGGTAGGCATTCCAGTTCTCCGGGTTGATGCTGAACACGTCGTCGTCGGTGTCGTAGACCAGCCGCGAGAACGGCCCCCGGGCGCGGCGCCAGGCCTCCATCCCCTTGTGCAGGTTGAGCCGCTGCCCGACAATCACGTCGTAGCCAACCAGGTCGGAAGAGGTGATTGTGGCGCGGTCGTCATCATTCGCCGACAGGAAGGTCACCTCGTGACCGTGCTTCGCCAGCTCACGTAGCGGCATCGCGACCCGGTACCAGCAGCAGCCTGAGCCGCCATCGTGGAGAGCGAGGATCTTCATGTGATCAAGCCGTTCTTCTTCACCGCAGCAGCCCGGCGCATCAAGCCCACCTTGTGCTCGGTGTCCAGCCGGGCGCCGAACCGGGACAGAAACACCGGATTACAACTTACTAGCAAGGTGTTATTTTGAGCGCGATAACCGGGTGCGGGCTTCTTCGTCACGTCCACGCTGATCCCGGTGCCCTCGCCGGACGCCGACCAGTTGGTCGAGCCTTCCCACCCCAGGCCCTGCCCGGTCAGCACGCCGCCTTTGGTGTGACTGATCTGACTGGTAGCCGACGTGGTGACCACGAAGCTGTTGTAGAAGTCCGGGTTGTTCACTACATCCAGTGCGAGAATCGCCCGCTCGTGCACCCCGCCTGCCTGTGACTTGTCCAGCGTGCCCTGCACCGCCACGTTCGGGTTCCGCATCAACTGGACGATCGCGTCATTGAGTGCCTGGTCATCGTAACCGAACATGTTCATCTTGAGGCCCATTGTCTCGTGGACAAGCAAGTCCAGCAAGATGGAGTGAATATCATCCCGGCCAGCGAAAAACAAGTAATGATCCCCGTACCCCGGGGTCAGGAAGCCCTCCGGGGTGTACTCGCCGAAAGCGGCCAGTCGGGGGTCATCAGTCATAGCTCAGACGGTGCCCGTGGTGAGCAGCAGTACGATCACGATGATGACCAGGACAAGCAGCGCGACATACAGCAGATTCGGCATCACTCACCAGCGTCCGTTGGGGCCGTAGACCCGAAAGGCCAGGTGGCCACACACGAAGACCATGGCGATGAAGCCGAGGACGATCAGGTGCTGCACCGAGATTGACTTGTCGATCCACCCGACAACAGCCGCGATGATGAAGATGACACCAGCGATAACCGCGAGCACGATGACCTCCTAAGCCACCCGGCCGCCGAAGAAGAGGGACGGCCACACATCTACTGTAACCTCTGGCACCTGTATATACCCGATCCCGGCATGTATCCACCGGTTGACCAGGTCCCAGTCCTCGAAGTCGCCGGCCGGACCCCAGGTACCGTGTAGCAATATCTCGCGGCGGTGCATGATCATCGGAGTGCCGATGTTACCGCAGCTAGGCGGTCCCCAGCCGATCTCCGTCACTGGGTCTGCCCCCTCCGGCGGCCGGTGCGACGCCATCAGCGACGAGGCCCAGCCCGCTTCCGGGTGCTCCGCCAGGGCGGCGGCGAGCTTAGCTACATGCTCTGGGCGCAGCGTATCGTCGTCATCACAGTAAGCGATCAAGTCTCCAGCGGCCTGTTCGATTCCACGCAGTCGTGCGAGATGTCCCCAGTGCGGGGCGAGATCATGCTGGGGCAACTCGTAGAACCACACCGGATGATTACGTCCTTGCCGGATGTCCTGGCAGTCCGTAGCGGGCATGCTGCTCTGGAACTTCTCCGCTAGCTCCGGGTCAGGCCCGTCCGAGACAACGATGTGCTCAACGTTCGGGTACGTCTGACCCTGAACCCCAGCGATGCACCTGTTGAACAGCAGCTCGTGCCGGTGCCAGGTGGGGGTGACGATCGAGACAAGAGGCAAATGCAACGGACATCCAGCCTTAGTTACCCCAGGTTCTGAGTGACTGACTGAACGAAACTCCAAGGGGCGAATATCCGCATGTGGTCCCCGGTTTCCGTTTCGTCGAACATCAGACCGTGATCCTGAAAATCGATGGCGGCCACTGACGGGAAAACATGGCCGTCACGAAAATACACTGTCAGGTCAGCACTAGAATCGAACACTACCCTCTTGATGTCAGTCATACCCTTATCCTACCCGCCCCCGGTTAAGTGGCATGGCTTCCCTCCCTGGCTGACGATGACATCGCGGATAATGTCGTCCAGGCTCCGGGTAACCTGGAAGCCAGCCAGCTCACGGACAGCCGTGCAGTCCGGGACACCACGCTGCATGTCATCCCAGTCAGCACCCATCACGTCCTCCAGCGGCTGATAGGTAACCTTCCCGGTCCCGCCTGCCAGCTCCAGTACGCGGATCGCCAGGTGGCCGACGCTAACCTGCTCTGATGCGCCGATGTTGACCGCCCGCCCGTACGCTTCCGGAACCAGGGGCAGCGTGGCCAGCGCGGGCACCACATCGGCCACGTGGCAGAAACTGCGCCGCTGGCTGCCATCTCCGTGCACGGTCAGCGACTCTCCCGCTAGCGCCTGCTGAACAAACCGGGGGATGACCATACCGAACTCGGCGCTCTGCCACGGCCCGGCAATATTGAACGGCCGGACGATGACCGCGCGCAGCCCGTGATCCCGCGCGTAGGCACTGATCATCGACTCGTCGGCCGCCTTCGCCTCCGCATAAGCCCAGCGCGGGCGCAACGGCGAACCGAGCGTACGCAGCGCATCCTCCTGCAGGGAGCCGGGAGTAGTGCCGTAGATCTCGCTGGTCGACGTGAACAGCAGCACGGCTCCGTACCGGGCCGCCGCAGTGGTGACGTTCCGGGTGCCCTCCAGGTTAACCTCCAGGCTGTGCCGCCAGTGATCCCGAATGGTGAGCGTGCCGACGGCTGCAGCCAGGTGATAGATCACGTCCGCACGGCGAGCCAGTCGGTACACAAGATTTTCCTCTAGCACCGACCCGGTCACTAGCCGGAAACCAGGGCCATCACGTAGGCCAGCCAGATTCTCCGGGTTCCCGGTACTCAGGTCGTCGAGCCCGGTGACATTATGACCCAGCCGAATCAACTCGTCACACAAGTGCGATCCGATAAACCCTGCCGCTCCAGTGACCAGCGCCTTCACCGTGGCCTGAACCAGCCCGGCGGGCACTTCCGCTCGTAGATCCACTTCGGCCAGCTCGCGTCCACGTCGACCGGGTGCAGCGGACCAGCATACCCATGGCGGCCGAACGGATTAGCGCCCTGCCGGTAAAATGCCTCGTCGACCAAAGTCGCCGCAATGTTGGCCACGTCTTCCGTATGCGGCGTGGAATCCAGCTTCGCTTGCACACCAGGCACACCGCCCAGCCAGGTCAAATGATGCCCGCTGCCAGGGAGTGGTCGGCCACTCCAGATCTCACGTCGTGCTTGCATAAACGACGTCACGTCTTCCACCCGAGCGACCCCGGATGTTCGTAGCTGATCCCATACCCAGTCCACCGCAAAAATGCAGCACATCATCTCAAAAACAAACAAACCCTGCCAGGGGGCCAGCGCAGCCTCAATGGCGTAAGCATTGGGAATCTCATCCAGGTCCGCGAGGATCAGTACATCGCTAGAATCCGCATCCTGCAAGCCCCGACCGATCGCATCCCGCTGCGCGCCCTCACGCTGCCAGGCTGCCTCTCTGGTATCACCGCCGATGTCCGCTAGCTCGCTGGCCACCACGTGCACGATTTGATTCGCCCACGGTGCAAATCGTTCCCTATTCTCCATGTACACCAAAGGCTTCGGGTGCCCGCGGTGGTCAACCGGGGCTTCCACCAGCACGTGCTTGTACACCGGATACTGCTCGAACTGAACCAGACGGCACTCCAGCATGTCCAGCTCATCCCGAAACATGAACGTATCCCACAAGCGCATTAGAGCACCTCCGCGAAACTGACCCCACGCGGAGTTCGCAATGTGATAACCCGCAGCTCACCGCGCTCCTCGAAGGGGAAGAGCTGAGGGCGAACCGTGTGATGCGGCGCCGCGTCATGCACGCCGATAACCGCACCGGGAATCATTCGGGGCAGCAGGTGCTCGATGTCCCGGCCCCGGGTGGTACCACTGTCTACCCAAGCGAACCCGATCCTGTCTGGCACATCCCAGCTCGCGCTATCTCCAGCCACCACCGTTACAGGTAGCCCGGTACAGGCACGACGAGCCTGCGCTACGCACTCGAAATTAATCTCCACCGCGTACAAGTGCCCGTGCCCGTTCTTATGCAGCGCCACGCCGATCGCCTCAGTCGTCTGACCCTCCCAGGTGCCTGTTTCCACTGCAACGTCCGGCTGCAGCGCCCGCACGAACGCAGCCACCAACTCGGTAACCTCGTGCTCCGTTCCCTCCCCGTCCTGAGAATGCCAGTACTGCGGATTCGGACACCATGGCACCGAAGACGTAAATCGGTCTTCAGTCATCACGCACCAACCTGATGATAATTCCGGAGTGCCGCGGCATCCTCAGCCCGCCAGGTAACGTACGGCTCAGAGAAGAACTCGGTCGGCCGGTAACCACTACGACTCTCCTGGTAGGTCTGATCGTCATTGTGCCCGGTTAGGTCAAACCGGTCCTGCAGCACAGTGATCCCCGGCTCGGGCGTAACAGCGATCCCGGCCTCCCGGGCCACCAGCTCGTACCAGGAGTCCGTCGCGGGCAGCGGGCAGAACCGGCCGAGCACGTAAAACACGTCCATGTGCACGATCGGAAAGCAAACCCAGCCGGGAAAATTGTCCTCGGGATAGATAACCGAACAGGATAGCTGAGCGCGCACAATGTCATCCCAGCCGCGGGTCTGCATCAGCCCGTCATCACCCCAGGTAGGCAGTACCCACTCCCCGGTCACCTGATCCAGCAGCCCGGTATAGTAATGCGCCAGTCCCGGATAGCCGTAACGCTCGGGAGCTTCCCAGATGACGTCGGCACCGAGCACCTTCGCCGTCTGCGCCGTCTCCGGGTCATCCGGGTCATGTGCGACGAGGACTTCCAGTAGCTCAGGGTGCGCAGCCTGCTCTCGCAGTGACGCGATCGAGGCGGTGAGCATCTCCGGGCGGCGACGAGACGGCAGCGTCACCGAGATGACCCCCAGGCGACGGTCGGCCAGGGGAATCAGCTGGAGCGGGAGCATCACGCAGGCACCTCGATAATGCCAAGTCCGGGAGAATCCGGACCGCCAGGGACGTGCCGCCAGGATACCCCGGTCTCCGCACTCCAGTCATTGAGTGCCCTGGAAACCCCGGGCCAGCCGAGCGGGTAGAAGCGGGTTCCCTCGGTCTTCGTGTCATGCAGGAGAACCGTGCCGCCGGGGCGCACCTTTGGCACGTACAGGCGCAGCTCCGCTAGCGTGTGCTCATAGGAGTGGCTCGTGTCAATGAACAGCACGTCCGCGTCATCTGGGCAAAACGAGATTGCTTCCTTCGTCCTGTCGTCAGCGACTAGCAGGTGCCAGCATGCCAGGGAACGCCATGACTCCGGAACCTGCGGTTCAGCAACGTCAACTGACCACACCTCACCGTCCCAGGCTGCAGCTGCCGCCAGGAACGCCGCCGTAGAGTTGCCAGTACGAACACCCAGTTCGATCACACGCGCATCCTGGAGGCAGGCTGCATTGTAAAGCAGCGGCATCTGCTCAGTGATGTCATGGAACTGCGCTGCGCGGGCCTGGTATTCCGCGGTAATCACAGCTCAGACTTTACCTGGTCATAGACCCAGGCGTAAGTGCGCTCCATGCCCTCGCGGAAAGAAACCTGCGGCTTCCAGCCGACCGTCTCGCGGATCTTGGTGTCATCGCTCGGCCGGCCGCCGACGCCAACCGGGCCGTCAGTGTACACCCGGCCCACCCGGTAGTCAGCGATATCCTCGATAACGGCCACCAGCTCGTCAATAGAAGATGCCTTAGGCGAGCCAACGTTCAGCGGGTCCGTGCAGTCGCTGACAGCAATGGCCATCGTCGCGGCGACCGCGTCGTCCACGTAAGTAAAGGTGCGCCGGGCGGTACCGTCTCCCCAGACCTCGATTGTCCTTGCCCCGGTCAGCTTGGCCATTGCCACCTTGCGGCACAGCGCCGTAGGAGCCTTCTCCCGGCCGCCCTTGTACCAGCCGTTCGGCCCGTACACCGAGTAGTAACGGCCAATGCGCGCCTTCAGGCCCTTGTCCCGGGCGTACGCCTGGTACACGAACTCCGCGTACAGCTTCTCCCAGCCGTACCCGTTTTCTGGGTCGAAGTAGGTAGACAGCACGTCCGACTCTTTGATAGGAGGCGTGTCCGGACTCTCCTGGATGTGCAGCGGGTAGATGCACGAGGAGCTGGCGTAGTAGATACGTGCCCCGGCGAGAGTGGCAGCGCGGGCCATCTGCGTATCAGCGAGAATGTTGGTCATGCAGTCGGCGTGGTGATAGCTGATATAGCCCATACCACCGGAGTCCGCGGCGAGATGGTAGACAACATCATTGCCCGCAGCAGCAGTCTGCGCGTTCGCTTGCTCGGACAGGTCCAGCTGCGCCATGTTCCGCGCCTCCGGGTGCACCTGCTTCCACTCGCTCAGCGGCCGAAGATCCGCCGTCTGCACCTGGTCGCCACGTTCCAGCAGTGCCCGGGTCAGATGACCACCGATGAACCCGCCCGCCCCGGTAACCAGAGATCTCATATCCGGTACTCTACAGCTCCTTGAGGTACCTGTAAGTCTCGTGATGCGCAACAGAGCAGAAGAAAATTTTCCGGCCGCTCTCGTAGTGCGTATCAAACAGGCCAGGTATGTCCGGGAGGCACATCCGGTCGCAGGTCCAGCAGAAGTAAACAGCCACCAGACTACCTAGTGCGGTCGTCCTTGTAGTCGTGACCCTTGTCAGCGTTTTTCACGGACGCCCTCTCCGCACCGCTCACCTCGGGCGTGCCGCCGGTCTGACCGCCCTTCGCGGGCTCAGTACCACTGGCGTACACACGGGCCAGGTCGCTCATACCTGCTCCCACCCTCCGCTGCCAGACGCGCCGTCACCGGGCCAGGAATCCGCGGACGCCACGCCCTCCGGACTCGCACCGCCGCCGTCCTGGATCTTCCGCCAGGGACCGCCCCCGCTGTCGCCCCCCACAGCGTCGTAGATGGTCGTCGCCGCGGTCTGGTCCTCACTCGCCCCCGGGTCAGTCGCATCATACGGCTGCCACGGCTGCGCGGGCGGAGCGGTAATCGGGTCTGGTGCGTCAGGCATGTCATACTCCTAAACTTGTCCCCAGCGGCCGGGGCCGTTTTCAAAGTTCCCGGTGGCATTTCCCTCCCGGTCAGCCGGGCCGCTGCCACCGTCCACCGTCATCCACACGCCCGCGATACCCGGGGCATCAGTAGAGTCCCAGGAAGCGGGCGTCATCCCGCGGCGCACGTTGGTAGCAGCCAGCACATGCGGCGAGTCCTGCGCCAGGGGGCCGTTAACCGCCGGGTTCCCCGCCATCTTACTTCTCCCGGGCCACATCGGGCGCGGTCGTCTTGCCCCAGCTTGCCGCCCCGGGCGCGTGACCTTTACTGCCGCGCGCCTTCGGCTTACCGTCGGTGCCGGGCCTGATCGCCGTATCGTTGCTCATCTCAATTGCCGGGTCAGACTGGACATCCCGGTCCTTCAGCACGTCGACCGGCTGGGACCCGGGCGCCGTCATCGCCTCCTCGTTACTGGAGACCATGTTGCCGCCTGCCTGGCTCGTTGGCGCGAGACTCTTCATCGCCAGCTCGGAAATGTCCTTGCAGGAGCCGTTGTTCACCCACTCAGCCATTACCCGCCTCCGCTCTTCCCGTCGCCAGCAGCAGCAGGCTTGTCGGCACTTGCCGCCTTCTCCAGCGCGGTGATCCGGTCGTGGTGCTCACCCAGCTGAGCCGAGTGGCCGTCCAGCTGGGCCGTGTGACCCTCCAGCTGCCCGTCATGAGCATCCAGCCGCTTGGCATTCCCGGCATGACCCTGGGCGAGCGCGGACAGCATGTTCTGCGCGCCGTCGCCGAGGTTCGGCTTAGCGGGCGCCATCTTAGCGGCAGCAGGCTTAGCGGGCTTCGCGGTAGCCATGACTGACTCAGCCCCGGACCGCGCGCCCGCCGCGCATGACGTGACCGCCGCCCGGCTGGTAGCGGGAACTGCCCGCCTCAGGCTCGTTGCCCTTGATGCCAGGCAGCTGCGGGCCGCCGGTCGCGTAACCCGAGTCGTTAGCGCCGGTCGAATCGCCGGAACCGCTGAGGCTGTCCGACGTCGTCACGTTCTGGTACGGGCCGATGCCGTCGCTCGCCTGGGTGTACGTAATCGAATCCGGGCCGCCGTCGTGGACCTGGGCGCCCTGGCTGCCTGGCGCACCCGACTGGGTGATCTGGGCATCGGTAACCCCGGTCAGTCCGTCACTGACCTGACCGGGCTCGTTGGTCGCGTCAGCTGAGCCGGACGCACCCGCCGAGCCTGGGGCACCCGTCCCCGTCGGCAGCGGGCCGCCGAAGATGTTGTTCTTCCCGCTCGGCGGGTACTGACCGGGTTCGTTGGTCGGGTCACTCGACTCCGCGGTACCCGAGTACGGGCGGTTCGCCGCCTGGGTCTTGTCCTTGTTGCTGGCCATTACCAGCCTCCTGTTCGGTTACTCGTCACAGCCGGCCGCCGTATGCCGCCTGCAGCTGGACCTTGGTACTGTATTCCGCCTCGGTGCGGTCAGCGCCCCGGCTGACCGCGTAGTCCACCCAGGCGGCCTTCGGGTCCCCGGGCGCCGGCTGGGCCATCTCTTCCACGGCAGGCTCCGAAGCCGGTTCCGGAACTGGTTTCGCAGGCGGCTCTGACTTCGCGAAAGGAGGGTCAAGCGGAGGCGGCGGAACCGGGGCACCCGCCGGTGCTGGCTGCGAAACCCCGGCAGCAACAGGCGTACCCGAAACCCGTACCGCGTTCCCGTCCCTGACGAGCGCCTCACCCTCCTCATCCGGAACCTCGAAGTCAGTCCCGGGCGGCGGCCACGCCTGGTCGTCGTACCGGCCGCCGGACATCTGAAAGGCCATCTGGATAATCATGTACGACCTCGCGAGTAAACCGAATGGGGTGAGCACTGGGCGCACTGAAAGTTCTTCTCGTGGCTGTCGGTGATGACGATAGTCCCGGGTACTCCGAGGTGCCCGCACGGCAGCCGCTGCATTAGGCGCCCCTCGCTCCGGCACCTCCGGCAGACATTCCGGCCGTCAGGCAGCAGGGACGGCTCCCGGACAGCATTGCCACCGCAGATAGCGCAGCTCACCTTGCGGTGAACCTTGCCGATCTTACGCCGGTTGCTCATCCGGGAACCACCTCCACTCAATGGTGCTCTGGTTGACCAGACCGGGTCAGGTCGTAGGTCCTTTGTAAGTCTTAATGGCCCCGGTCTGGTCGACTAGCGTGCCATCTCCACGGAGGATCGCGCGGAAGGACACCAGGTCGGAACCGAACGCGAAGTCGTCGGACCGCTCGAACCGCACTCCGCCGACCAGCCGGACGAAGAACTGGCTGAAGTCACCGAAGGCGATCGAGAAGGCGCTGGTCGCCTGGGCGGGCATGAACGGGTCGGCCACGAGCGGCTTGCCGAGCAGCAGGTCGGGCGAGCCGAGCACCGCGGACGGCTCCCAGATGGGACGGCCGACGGTGTCGGTGATCTTGCGGAACCCGCCGATCGTCTTGTCCGCCGCGAGCCAGTAGCAGCTACGGCTCTGGCGGTAGGGAGCGATAACCGAGTACTCCAGGTCCACCAGGTTGGCGTAGCTGGGCGCACCGGACACGCCGGTCGTCGCGCCGGTCACGCCAGGGCTGGAGGTAACAGTGCCGGTGAGCAGCCCGGTCGGCGCCGAGGCGCTGTTGATCAGGTCGTTGCCGAACTTGTTACCGAGCGCGCGGCCGGCCTGCATGGCCAGGTAGCCGAGCAGGTCGACAGCGGTGTCGTCGATCAGCTCGCGGGCGACCTGGATCATCACGCCGTACTTGTACGCGGACAGCGAGGTCATGCTGAACCCCGGGTCAACGCCCGCGGCGAGCAGGTTACCTGCCTGAGTGGACTGCGCGGTGACCGCGGTGTGCGCCGTGGTCTTCGGGATCTGCAGCGTCTCGCCGCCGCCGGTGTTGAGCACCGTGGGACCGCACTGCATAAGACCGCTGACCTCAATGAGGTGCGCGATCAGCATGTCGTAGAAGTCCGTCGGCACGACCGAGCTGGCGTTGGTGTTAGAACCCGCGCCCGCCGTGGTCAGGATACGGTAGTTGATCGGGCCGTGCGCGTCACTGTCGTGCTTGAACTCCAGCGACCGGGCACCGGACTCACCCCTTGCCCACTTGCGCAGTTCCGTGTCCACCTGGGACTGCGCGGGGCCTGAGTCACGGGTCTGCGGCCGGTCAGCGAGCGCGTTGTAGGTGTCGTCCGCTTCCTTGGCGCGCTTCTCAGTGTCGAGGACGGCCTTGATGCGGGTGTCCAGCGTGGACATCTCTTCCTGCATCGCGTCCCAGCGGCCCTGCTCGTCGGGAGTAAAGCTGCGGTTCTCTGACGCCGCGTCTTCAGCGATCTTCTTCGCGTCGTTCCAGACGTTCAAGCGTCGATCCCGGAGGCGTTTTGCTACCTCGCTAGCCATTACGGCTTTCCCCTTTCTGTGGGGAATCGGTTTGGATAACCGGCTCCGTCCACACCCGGGAGGGGTAGCTACGGCCTCGGAAAGGTGCTACGTTAACTCGTATGGCCTATTTCATAGAACTTTCTGGCCTGCGCTTCGAGCACCTGACTGTTCTCAGGATAGCAGAAGGCCGACGTATCCGGGGAGGACTCGTCTGGCTGTGCCGCTGCGACTGCGGTACCGAAAAGATAGTTTCCTCGAACGCGCTGCGCTCAGGGCATACGAAGTCATGCGGATGTAAGCAGCGAACGGGACGTCACGGCCAGTCAGCTACTCCCGAATACTGGGCGTGGCTCTCAATGAAGCAGAGGTGCCTCAACTCGCGACACAAGGAGTTCCCCCGATACGGCGGCCGGGGCATCAGCGTATGCCAAAAATGGATCGACTCGTTCGAGGCATTTTTCACGTACATCGGCCCGCGACCGGGTCCCGGGTACAGCCTGGACCGCGAAGACAACGACGGGAACTACGAACCCGGTAACGTTCGCTGGGCCACCGCTTTTGAGCAGACTCACAACCGGCGCGCTAACAAAAAGAAACTTCCCCGGTACGCCGAGTGTCATCCCGATCAGTTGCACGTCTCTCAGGGCTTGTGCAACGCGTGCTACCTGAGACAGTGGCGTGAGCAACGTAAATCCGACAAGCAGGCGCGCCGGGCGGACTGCCACCCCAACGAACTGCACCTTGCTAGAGGTCTGTGTAACAAGTGTTACAAAGAGTGGCGAAAGAGGGGGTAACTTACGAGAGCTAACGCGCTATCTGTAACTATATCGCCACTCTCCGCTATCCTTCGTCTACGAATGGATCTTCCATGTTGGCCTGCAGCGCGAGCATCGCCTGCTGACCGGACAGCACCGGCTTGGGCGGGGCCTTCTGCGTGGCCTTCGGGCCAATGTTGTCGGTGCGCCGGAAGAACTCCATCGCGCGCCCCTCGCTCAGCCGGGACCTGACCTCTTCCGCGTCGCCCTGCACCCACATCGCCAGTGACTCTACCGCGCCGTTGATCGCCCGCGCGGCGGCGGTCGAATCTGGGTAGGCGGGATCGAGCACCGGGGCCACGTCGACCAGCTGGACCGACACCAGGGTGCGCATCGGGTAGTTGAACTCCGACACGCCCCACTCGTCGCCGCCAGGGAACACCCGGAACGCGAAGCTAGAATGCCGCACGTCGCCGCGGTCCACGTACTCCAGGATGTCACCGCGGGACTGCGGCGGAAGCACGTTATACGCCAGGCCGGTCTCGTCCACGTGCAGGTCGAGCGTACGAGCGTGCGTGGTACCGAGCAGCATGTCGTCCTTGTGGTTGTACCGGCACACCACGTCCGGCCAGTTCTCCAGCCGGGACTCATCGAACGCGGTGCCGTTCACCTGCTCGACGAACCCGCCGAGCTTGCGGCTCAGCTTGTTGAAGCAGGCCGCGTAGCCGAAGATGCGCTTAGGGCCGCCACCAGAATCGGTACGGACTTCGAGCGGGAACCGGGTGAACCGGCGCTCCGGGAAAGCGCCCTCGGGCATCGAGCCCTCGCCGAACGCGGACCGCTGCGAGCCGGACACCTTGATGCCGAATTTGCGGGCAGCGCTCATGATCTTCGGCAGCGCCATCTTGCCGAACGGTGACTCCGGGGCGCGAGACAGCGCGTTGCGGGTGTGCGCCTCGTCATGCACCGGGAAGTGCCGCTTGCTCCGCGGCACCGTCCGGCCCGACGGGTCGCGCGTACCGCCCTCCTCGATATACGCGAATGCACTGTCTGGCAAGTTGTTCTGGGCAGAAGCGCTAAGGTCAGCCATACTAATCGATTTTCCTTTCGTACGGCATCAGTGGTGCCTGCCGTTCCCGTTGCCGCCGGCCGCGGCGAGCCGGGCCAGGTCTTTTTCGGAGGGAATCCACGGACCGAGGTACTCCGGTTTCCCCTCGTCGGTGTCACGCTGCCGCCTGCGCTCCATCGCCATCTCGCGCAGCACCGCGATCACGTCGTCCATGTCCTCGCCCTCCAGGCCCTTGCGCACCGAGCCGACCTGCTGAGACAGGAACGTGTCCGGGTTGGCCACCTGGGAGCCCTGGTCCGGCACGGTCAGGCCCTGCGCCTTCAGCTTCTCCAGCCGGTCGGTGATCAGGTCCACTTCCAGCGTGATGCTCTTGAGCATGGAATCGGGGACGGCACGGATCGAGCGGGACATCGCCACCATGACTTCGAGCGGGATCTTCTCGTCCCCGGCCGAGTTCGGGTACGGCGGCATGTCTTCCTTGTCGCGGATCTCGTCGACAGTGAGCAGGCCCATGTTGCGCTGCACGTTGTAGATGTCCGTGCGCGTCTTCAAATCGGTCTTCAGCAAGGCATCGGCATTGAACCGGACGTAGCGGTTCTGCGGCAGCAGCCCGAAGAAAGCCGTTTCAAGGCGGACTATCCACGGGCGCAGCGCCTCGATTACCTGCAAGGTACTTTGCTCAACTGTGTTGTACGTCAGGGAATCGCCGCGGGCGCCGCCCACCCGGTCCGGGGGCAGTCCGTAAATGGCGGCGATCTGGGTGGCGTTCATCTGAACGGCTTCCAGGAACTGGGCCTCACTCGGCGGGACGACCACCGGCTTGTAATCCCAGTCCCGGCCGTAAACCAGCGGCTGGTGATTCCGGATCGACGCGGTCAGCGACTCGCGGATCTCGGACGCGGCCTCAGCGTCGATCTCGATCTCGTTATTCTGGAACGTCCCGGGCGGGAAACCGCCAGCGGCGAACCAGTCGATCCCGTACCGCTGGGCCTCGTGCCCGGACGTCACGGTCAGCGCGAAAGCGCGCAGCGGGGAAATGCCCTCAGTGCGACCGGGAAGGGTGAAAGCCCGGATATGTACCATGTCATTACGCCAGTTGTCCATCTGACGGCCGTACACGTAAACCTGGGTGCGCAACTGGTTCCACGGCTGCTGCGGGTCGTCGATCACCGTCACCATATCCGGCGGCAGCCAGTCGATACCGGTGGGGTAACCGTAGCCGTCGCGGCCGGTAATCATGCCCCAGGCGTTCCCGTGCAGGACCAGCGATGTCATGCACTGGTAGAGCCAGTCATACAAATTCGCCGAGGTGCTCGGGGTATCGAAAAGAGACGGCCCAGTATAGCGAACAGGAGATCCCTGGCCGGGAGCGCGAATGTACAGCTTCAGCGGCAGCGAGGCCATTGACTCGGACAGCAGCCGGGCGCAGGCGTACAGCGCGGGCAGGCCAAGCGCCTGATCAGTGCCGTAAATGGCCCTCGTCGGGTGAACCGGCCCGCCTTGACTGAACTTCCTAACCAGTATGGACTATCCCATGGTCGAAATTAATCGCCATGGAACACCCCCGATAACCCTACGTTCGATATTTCTATCGGCTTGGATACGATCGAGGAATCCCATAACTCCGCATCACCTCCCATCCGTGATAGTGCTAGAATGGGCCGATGGGAAGAAGGACTCCAGACCTCACGGGCCAGGTTTTCGGGCGTCTGCGCGTACTGACCCGCGACTGGACCGCACCTGGTCCGCACGCTAAGTGGCTGTGCTGGTGTGCACCCGAGCTGGATGGTTGCGGCACGATGACTTCGGTAGGCAGTGGCGCACTGCGATCGGGCATGACGCAGAGCTGCGGTTGCCTGCACAGTGAGCGCACAGCGGCATCGAACGCAACCCGAACCAGTCCGTCTGCCATCCCTGTGCACCGAAACGCCAAGCCCCGCACCCGCATAGCTAACCCAGCCACGTGGAGGAGCAGCTCCCTGTCGTACGGCAGCTGGGTGAATATGATCCGACGCTGCACGCACATCAATGACCCGCGTTACCCAGACTGGGGCGGACGCGGCATTACTGTCTGCAAACGCTGGCTGTCCTTTGACAATTTCCTGGCTGACATGGGTGAGCGTCCGCCCGGTAAGACGCTGGACCGGAAGGACAACAGTGGAAACTACGAGCCCGGGAACTGTCGCTGGGCCACCCCGCATGAACAGCTCGTCAACAGCCGATTGTTCAAGCTCGTTCCTGATGTCGTCGCTGAAATCAAACGACTGCGTGCCACCGGACTGTCGCTGAGCACCATCGGCACGCAACTGGGCTTGCACCGAAGTACTGTGTCGCGGGCACTGAGCGGAAAAAGCCGAAGCAGGCGCGTCAGCTGACTGCGCCACCTCATGCCGCTCGTGAAAACTCAACGGGATGCCGGAACCCTCCGCTCAGAAACGGAAGCCCGGCTCCTACGCTGGCCGCGGGCGGTAACATTTCATGTTCAGCGTACGCGCTTGCGACCGATTTCGCACATAGCAGCGGAATATCGATACTGCTAGCTACCTGATGATACTTTCCCGGGGTGGAGGCAGCGGGTTGTACCCGGTACCGTCTCGCCAGCCGCGGCGAACCGACACCGCGCAGACCACCGCACCCAGCCAGAGATGACCGGCCGTCCAGCCGAGCACCCAGAAAAAACCCAGGATCAAGGTAAGAACGACACGCGAAGGCTGTACCTGACGTGCATCGGTCAGCAGCTCATCGAGAGGGATACGTTCAGTCGTTACGGCCATGAACACCACTATACGGACTGGCTAGTCGGCGCGGGGCGGGTGGTTCTGACCTGGCATGGCCAGTCGGCATGGGTCGACGAGGGCAGGCATGGCCAGTCGGCGAGGTGAGGCTAGCGCTGAGGAGGGATGGTTAGTCGGCCTGGCTGGGACCGGTGCGGGACGTGCGGGAACGATGTGGGATGGGTCGGATTGTCGACGGGACTGGAGCGTAACGGTATGGACTGTCGGTGCGGCCAGAACCGGGTCGAGTCGGGTAGTCGGTGCGGCCAGAACCGGGTCGAGTCGGGTAGTCGGTGCGGCCAGAACCGTATCGGAGGGGAGCGGGTAGTCGGCGAGAGATGGCTGGGCAAGGGCCGGGATGAAACGTCGGCGCGGACAGGTAGGTGCAGTGAGGGTATGGCTGGTCAGTACGGTAAGGCTTGGTTAGCCACCCTGGTGTGGCGTCTTTCTGAGTATAGCTCAGCCAATTGACTTGCGGGGATCGTAGCTCCGTCGTTTTTTATTGAGCGCCCAACTGGCCAGGGTCGCCGCCACGATAGGCGTGATATCCGATTCAGAGTCTTTCCGTGACCAGGCCTGGCCGCCGTCGCCCACCACCCGGGTCTCCGCAGACGCGATAGCCGACCACAGCGCCGGCGCCTGCTCCTTACCCAGGTGGATAACCTGCCGGTTCCGAACTGCGGTGACGATCTGGCTAAATGCCTCGGCCTCGTCACCACTCATGGCGCGCACGACTTCGAGTCCCGCGTTCTCGGCGGCATCGGCAAGCCCGGCCGCCGGACCGTTCTTCGGAAAGCAGATCGCGATGGGCCGGTGCGCCCGGCGCAGCTCTACCAGCCGGGGGACCACCCAGCCAGTACCTTCCCGGCTGCAGCCCCGCGGAATCTCCAGGACAGTCTTGTACCCGCCGTCAGGTTCCCGCCGGTGCCACGCCGCACTGATCGTCGAGACCTTCATCTCCGGATCAGTGTCGACCGCGAACGCCAGCGGGCGCACGGCACCGCCCGGGTCCGGCATTGCGCAGCGCTCCCACGCCTCTTCGCTGATGACCGACCAGCTTTCCTCTTCTTCCGGCCAGTCACCCACCCCGAGGCGTTCCCGGTCGAACGCCACCATCGACATCGACGCGAATTCCTTCATGACGTGCTCATAAGAGATACGCAGGTTGAACGCCGGATTAGCGCGCGCCCACGAACGCGGGTCGTCCCGGTCGTCATGGCGGTCACAGATAACGTACCTGTTGGTCTTCCGGCCAAGCACCTCGTCGCGCGGGCACAGGTCAGTGTGCGGGTCGATCGACCACTCGGCGCCCATCAGCGTCTGGTCATGCCTGAGGATGCGCCGCCGTACCATCGCCAGCTGCACCGAGTCGTGGTACCCGGCAGAGGCCGTGTAAATCATCTGCGGGTTAGCTACCGCGGACATAGTCGGCATCGACGCGCCGACCTGCTCGTCACTCAGGAACATGCTCTCGTCATATACGACGCAGTTCCCCACGTTGATCCAGTCCTCTAGCACGAAATTCTGGTGCTCAGGGACCACCGCGCAGAAAACCTCCTGCACCTGGCCCGTTTCCTCCGCGCTAACGACCGTCCAGCCGAGCCGGTCGTTGCGGGCACGTCCCTCGCTAGCCCGTTCGAAGCGATCGTAGTGCTCAGCCTTGAGAAAGAACTCCGGTCGCAACGTGGAGCTGACAAACTGGACCTTGTAGAGCGTAACCACCCCGTCACCGTAACCACTGCTCGTCTCCGACCGGGTAACCCCGTACGTACCGATGCCCAGGCGGGCGGCTAGTACCTGGACGAACTCCAGGTTCTCCCGGCTGGCCGAGGACAACTGGGCCAGGCCGCCTTCTGTGACGTTGCCATCCGCCGCGAAGTACCCTGCCAGCCAGCCGTACAGGTAGGGTACTGACTCATCCAACGGCGGCCGGTCCTTGAAGAAACGCGGCAACCCCGTGACCGCAACACCCGGAACATCATTCGGCGTGCGGATGCCCCGGTTCGGGCTAAGGCCGAAATACGGCAGCAGGAGAGCCTTAGTGCCCCATAGCTCTACCTTCGACCCCCACTGGTCCCGGCTGCCGTCCCCGAACGTGAGACCATGCGCGATACCGAACTGCGAAGGCCTCGAATGCCAGATCTTCGTCTTCGGCAACCGCCAGGCAAGCTTGTGACCCGCGCGAAGATCCCTCGTCAGGATCTCCCGCGACGGCTTCCCGGACCGGCTATCCCGTACGAGCCAGCGATGGCCCGCGGTAGCCTGGATCATCTTCACCTGCTTGTTACGGCGCAGCGTAACGTTCCAGAGGGCACGCTCGCCAAACGACCTGATCTCCGCCTTGTGCCAGGCACCCCCGTACCCCGAACCAGCGTTCACCAGAACATCCTGGTACGTACCTGCGGTCTCCGCGAGAGTCTTCAGCCCGTCCCTGGTCCAGTACCTGGTATCCCCGGAAAAGCAATCGGCGGTGAACGAACGACCCGAACCGCGGGAACGGGCCAGGAAGCGGAGCCGGCCGCCAACATTGCGCCTGACGTGCTTGCCGCCGGGACCGAAGATCAGCGTGGGCGCCGACTTCAGCTCGATCGCCTCGTCACCATGCGAGGTCATGACTCTTTTCACCCGGCGGGACAGGCCGTCGTAGTTGGTGATCGTGTCCCGGACCCGGCGGAAGTGCTCGGCGGCAGCCTTGAACTCATGCGCGGTGTGGATGATCATCGACTCGCCGAACAGGAACAGGCCGCCCAGCTCGCGCGCCTCCAGGATGACGTTCTTGCCGTTCTGGCGGCTCACGATAAGCGCCGACTCGAACGCCGCCCACTTGCCGTCCGGGGTGATCCCCAGCATCTCGGTAAGGCTCCAGCGCTGCCACGGGTCCAGGTCGTACCCGTAGTGCGGCACCCACTGGTCGATCAGCTCCTCGGCCGCGTGGTTCCCGCAGCCGGACTTGTAGCCGGGCACGGCGCAGGAAATGCAGTCCAGTTGCTTGTCCCGGTGCCGCGGCGGAGCCGTCCAGAAGCGGGGAGACTGACTGCCCGTCGGCGGGTTCGGCAGCAGCGTGCCGTCCGGCAGGAAAACATCCGGAACGGCGACGACACGGTACGAGGCGGCTGTCATCCTTCACCCGCCAGCCGCTTCTCACGCCGCTGCTTAACTTCATCAGTAAGATCTCCCTTGACCTCGCCGGGAGCCATCTCGCGCAGCTGGGCCAGCGCCAGCCTCAGCTCGCGGGCGAACCCTGAAGCATCTCGCGGGGTCAGCCCGCCCTCGTCGAGTACCCGGGCGCACATGAGCGCCACCCGGGCCACCCCGCCGCGGCGCATATTCACCGGCAGCCCGGCCAGGTCGACCCGGACCGACTCCTCCAGCGACATCTCTTCCAGCTCAGCGCTCACTGTTCCTCCTCTGCGTCCCGGCCGCAGTCCTCGCACAGGTAACCGCCATCACCGTCGGCACGAATTTCGTCGTCCGGCTCGATGTCCGCGCCGCAGCCCGCGCACGAACCGTAGTAGAACCATGGCCCGAGCCTCTCCATGTACGCTACGATACAGCTCCGGCCGCTCGGTGAAAGGGATCGCATGGACCTGAGAACCATCGAGGTCACCTGGATGGACGGCGAGGTCCAGGTCTACAAGCAGGTCACCACGTCCGTGCTCAACGGCGTGCTGCACATCCACCAGTACACCGGCATCACGAACACGCTGGCCAACGAGTGGCACTTCCCGATCAGTAATATCCGGGTGTGGAACCCAGTCACCAACGGGCACCGTACAGAGCTACGATGAATACATTGAGCACTACTGCCGAGGCTGTGGTGTCTGGACCCTGCTCCTGCCCGGTTACATCTGCCGGACGTGCCTGGATACTTGGATGGCCAAGGCCAAGCACTCCGTTTACATCTCACACCCCGACGACGTGGACGTAAGACCAATAGGCGCCGCACTAGCCCGGGACGTCGCCGAGCGCGAGCACTACATGCACCGCAAGCCGCAAGTCAACCACGCGTTCGGACTGTACGACGATGACAACCTGACCGGCATCTGCGTCTTCGGCACGCCGGCCAGCCGCCACCTCCAGCAGGGCGCGTGCCCGTCCGATCCCGGCCTCGTCATCGAATTCAACCGGCTCTGGGTCAGCGACGCGATGCCGCGGAACTCCGAGTCCTGGTTCGTATCCCGCTGCCTGAACGCGATCCCGCCGTACATCGTCGTCTCCTACGCCGACACGCTGCAAGGGCACATGGGGTATGTCTACCGGGCGCTGAACTTCCGGTACGCGGGCTGGACCGACATGGAGCGGAAAACCGCACGGCTCGACTACCTGCCCGCTGACCCGCAAACGCACACCCGGGACGCATTCCGCAACGGCTACGCCACGAAGGTGCGACGGCAGCCGAAGGTCAAGTACTGGACGGTGACCGGAAACCGGACCGACCGGAAGCGGCTCACGGAACTATGCGGGTGGCCATCACTGGACTGGAAGACGCTCCCGCCGGTGACCGAGCACCGGCAAGAACGCCTAGCCAGTCATGGGGATAGGACTAGAAGTCGGGAAGCTTAAACTGGCCCGTTGTCACCGTTGCGCCCACTTTTCACGATATAAGCGATCAACTCCGGTGAGCAGCCGACCGCCTGGGCCAGCACCAAGTAGGTCCACGTGTCCGGATCTTCCCGGCGCAGCTCGCGCACCAACCGGTCCCGCTGCGCACGTTCCCGGTCGGCCAGCTCACCCTGCTGAGCTGCAGCATGATGGTGAACCCTCGCCATCGCCGCGCGCACGTCCATCGCTCAATCTTCCAGCTTCATAACCTGAAGTGAGTAGTAGCGCGTGGTGTTCAGCTTGGTCCGGCCCAGGTCCAAAACGATATTCGCAGACTCGCCCCATTCATCCCCGGCCTTGTTCACCTGCCACGCGATCGAGTCACCGTTTTCCAGCTTCCGGTTCTCGTTGCACCAGGACATCGCGCTCGCCCGGGAGCCGTGAGCGGGGTCCATTAGGTTCGATTCACCCCACTCACCGTCTTTCAGCCAGACCAGCCAGATGTCCATCAGACATCGCCCCGGCTGAAGTCAGCCAGCAAGGTGGGCACCGCGGAGTCGAAGCCAGAAACGTCCATGCTGCCCGGGTCGTCCGGGTCGGCGATGGTGAACTCGGTCGGCGTCATCGCGGCCACCGCGAGCCGCGCGCCGATGCCCGTCTTCTGCCGGTAGGCCTCCAGCGCCTGGTGCGGGTGGATGTTCCCCGCCCACGTCTCGTTGTCCGTCACTGTGAGGAAAGTGTCGACCGGCACGTTGTTCTGCTGCGCCCAGATCATGGGCAGCGCGCAGTCGGTCCCGCCGAACGGCAGGTGCGAAACCGTGCGCACCGCGTCATCCAGCCGCTGCCGGGAGCTGATGTTCAGCGGAGTGATCGACGTATCGTACCCAGAGCCCCACCGGGTCTGGTAGCCGTAGCCACCGCCAGCAGTGAAGCCGGTGACCAGCACCTGCGACTCGGTGGCCAGGGTAACCAGGGCAAGCGCGACGGAAGCCTCCCGGCAGCTCAGCGGCAGCCCGCCGGCCAGCGAGCCCATCGACCCGCTGACATCCAGGGCGACCATGGTGCGCTTGTTAGCAGGCTCGACCGCGCCGTACGCGGCGTAGAACGCGGCATCGAGCGCGTCGCTGATCTTCGGCACCGGCTGCCAGGACGAGTCCCCGCGTACCGAGCGCCCGGACGCGTACGTCTTAGCCGCGAGCAGCACCGCAACCGGGTGCACTCGCGCTCGCTTAAGCCGCTCCGGGTCGGCCAGCTGCGCGGCGACCATGTCAGTCAGCGTGCCCAGCTGGGTCAGCACGCCGAGGGTGGTCAGCCGGGGCAGCTGGCGCATCAGCGCAGTCTGCGGCAGGCCGTGCCGGATCAGCTCGGCCCACACGTCAGGCTGGGTCAGCGCGCTGTCCGGCAGCGCCTCCCAGGGCAGGCCCGGGTGCTCCGCGATCAGAGCGACGTACGCCGCGGCCTTCGCCTTGGTGCTGGCCGTGCTGCGATCGATCGCGAGCGCGGCCAGGTACGCGGTAGCCAGCAGAGGCAGGCTGTCGAAGAACGCCCGGCGGTTCCCGCAGGCGAACTCGAACAGTGCCCGCTGCTCCGGCGTGGCGTCCCGGGTCGTCCCGTTGAACACCGGGTGGGCGAGGCGGAGCAGGTCACGGTGCTTCCAGCCATCGCGCTGCCGGTACTTGACCATCTGGTAGGCAAGCTTGTCCGCGTCCTTGGCCAGGTACCAGTCGCTGACCGCGCGGCGCATCCCGCGCCCCCAGCCGCGAAACTGCTGCGAGTACCCGGCCCAGGTGTACAGGTGAGTGCCGGTGCGAGCCACGTACGGCAGCGCGCCGAATGACGCCTTCCGGCCCTCATCATTGCCCAGGCCAGCGGCGGCGGCAAGCGCGAACAGCGCGGCGTTGTTGCGCGGCGCACGACCCTGCACTGACACGTCCATCAGCCGACTGACTAGCGTCCGAGCATCCTGCCGCGCCCAGCCGAGCACCACCTCGGCGTTATTCTTGGTGATCTTCTGCTCGGTGGCGTAGTAAGTGCCGCCTTCAGTACCGAGGGTGAGGAACCGGTGCAGCCGGGCATCGCCGGTGACCTTGAACCCGTAGCCGCCGGCACTGTTCGGTACCTGGCGCGAGTCGGCCTGCTCGGACTGCGGCGTGACCCTGGTGCTGATCTTGCGCAGTGGATCAGGCATAAGGCCCGTCCTTTCGGTAGAAGTGCCCGACGATGAGATCCATGTCCATGTACATCCGGAACCGGTCGAGCGTGTAGCCGAGCGCGGCTAGTGCCGTCTCAGCCCCGGTCATCGTCGCTTCCCAGTCACCGGATTCCAGCGTCTGCACTGTGCAGTCTTCCTTGCCCGGCCCTGTCTCCGCAATGACCTCACCAAGCGGGATGATCCGGATGGTGATCTTCTCCGGCAATTCCGCCGGGTGCAGCACGCGCGGGCGGCCCGGGTCGTCCAGCGACTCGCGCTCGCCGTCAGCGAGGCGCTGCGCAGTCGCTGCCGCCTTGGCCTCAGCCCTGGCCTGCTCGGCTGCCTGCGCAGCGGCCTCCCGCTCGGCGTAACGCCGCCGGGGAGTACAGCTCGCCATTGTTATGCCTCTCCTTCCGTGATTCCTCGGTCTGGTCGTTCACGCGCGGTACTGACTGAGCAGTTCCTGCGCTTCGGCGATCCTGGCGGGCGCGTACTTCGCCGGGTCGTCCAGGAGGACGTCCAGGCAGCACTGGAGTCCTTCACTGGCCGCGCTGCAGTTATAGCCAGCGGCATCGTGGGCCGCGCGCAGCTTGCCTGCCAGCTCCGGCGGAATGTCACCGATGAGCGCGATAAGCGGCATGGCCCAGCTGACGTTGTTGACCAGGTGATTTGCCTCAGCCGCTTGCTGGTCTGCCGCCTTGTTCATGTCTCCTCTTAAAACCAGGAAAGCCCGCGGACGTGTAAGCGGCTGCCGGGTTGTTTCTTTGCATGAAGGGTAACCGACTGCCATCCGGCCCGCGGGCCGTCCTGCATGGAAAGCCGGCTCCCCGGTTGGGTGCACTCCTCACGGAGGACTTATTGAGGGAGCCGACACCTGTGAAGCCCTGGCGGACATGGTGCTGAGTACCGGAACCCCCGCTCGCGCCGTGGGTACTTCACGAGCGGGGTGCCCCTGCCAACGGGGGCTGTCACGGCTGCTTTACGAGCCGCGACTCGGAATCGAACCAAGATAACCGATCCTCGTCCGGCCCGCCAGGGCTTCATGGAGTTGTGTGAGCGAACGGGCATGTGAGTGAAAACCGGGTTTTACGCGCTCTAGCCGCTGAGCTACACCAGGGGTTTCCCTGGTGACAGGATTCGAACCTGCGACCTCGTCCTCCAGATGGATAACCGATTCTCTTCCGGCCCGTTCGCTGTGCAGTTGTCGTTGAGGGTGACGGACATGTGTATGAAAACCGGGTTTTAAGTGCTCTACCGTTGAGCTACACCCTGTACCGCCGGGTGACGGGAGTCGAACCCGCTACCACTCTCTTATCAGGAGAACCGATTCTCTTCCGGCCCGTCACCCGAGAGTGTAATCCATTACAGCTAGCCGGTCAAGCCGTTATCCTCATACAGGCCCCACTCCGTCATGATTTCACGGCAGCGATCCGGATCTCTGCACCAGTCCAGCGGGCGATCATGAACGACGCAGTACTCGTGCGGCTTGCTGTCGTCAGGCTCCTTCGTCACGCTGCCCCTTTACGGCGCCTGAGACGCGCCTGCTCGTATTCGATGCCGCCGCTGTCCACCCACTCACCGAACGCCTCGTGCGCCGCGCCGCTGCGCAGCCAGTCCGCGTACGCGTCTGCCATTGCCACAGACGGAAAGCCCGACAACTCTACCGTCGGCATCACATCCGGGTGATCGATGTCCTGCCTGGTTGCGGTGGCCAGCCTCGGCATCGGCTGCTCACCCAGTGGCTTGCCCATCACGGCGCCAGGTAGGGAAACCCGTGCCCGGTGGCGATCCAGAACTTGGCGAGGGCTCCTGCCACGGTGAACAGCACGCCGATGATGATCAGGGCGATGATCAGCGCCCGGGTACTGCGGTCGGGCTGCTCGTGCAGCTGAGACGGGTGCATGACGCCGCCCAGCTTCTCCCCGGCTGTCAGCTCGCGCCCGGCCAGGTCCCAGCTGAACCGCTCGCGGATCACCGGGGGCACCACCGGCAGGCCCACCCACAGCGGGGTCCGGCCAGTGACCAGCGCCCGGTCGACCGCGGCATCCACCCGGTAGCCCTGAAGGGTCGCGCCGACCGGCGCCCAGAGCGGGTGCAGTACCCGGCCGATCAGGAACCCGAGCAGCAGGTTCTGCCAGGACGAGTGCGCGATCCACGCGGGCGCGGTGACCCGGTAGGCACCGAACAGGGCATGCCACGCCTGCGGCAGCCCGAAGTCGAGCAGCCAGACGCCGCCGATGATCAGCACGACGGCGACCGCCGCCAGCACGAGCGGCGCGGTCACCAGCCGCCGGGTGCCAAGCCGGGTGCCCCACGTCTTCGGGCTGGCGATCAGCGTCATGACGCCCATCGTCGCGGCGGCGGGCTCACCCAGGTCGCGCAGCCCGTGCCGGTACAGCACCCAGCTCCTAGAGCTGAACAGGCCGTCCCACCAGGGCTTCAGGTTGAACACCTGGAACTTGACCCCGTCGATGCTGACGTGCCAGTTGACCTGCAGCAGCAGGAAGTACAGCCCGGCCACGAAGCAGGCGCCGGCGAACCCGGCAATCACCTTCCAGGTGACCATCTGCCCCCAGTGAAACCGGATGGCCTTGCCATTGACCGGGACATGGCGCGGCGGAGCCGACTGGTACCGCTGCATCGCCCGGGGGTCGGGGTCGTTGTACGCATGCTCAGTCATGACTTCAGCGCCGTCGCGACGCACGCCTGCGCGCCGTCCTTGAACGCCTTTTTAGCCGCCGAAGCGTGCACTCCGGGGATCGCGGCCACGTCCTTCGCCAGGCACTGCTTCAGCGCGAACCGCTTGGCCGCGGGCACCTTTCCCTCGACACAGGACTTGAAGGTCGCGATGTGCGTCGCGGTCAGGCAGGACTGGACGAGCTTAACGGCAGCCTGCTCGTCAGCCCGGACCGCGGTGGAACTGGCGACCGCCCGCGCCTTGCTGCCCGTCGTGCTGCCGCTGTGGCAGCCGACCACGGTTACGGCGGCCAGCGCTACCGTAGCGATGGAGACGATAACTTTCACGGTGACCCCGTCTTTCGCGAGAGGTGAACCCCTGATGACCAGGAGATCGCCCTCATGATACCGCAAAAGACTCAGAAAGGCTAGCCGAACCCGCCGGGGTGCGGCATCGCGTCAACGCGACGGGCCACCTCGTCTCGCACGGCGAGCGCGAACGCAACCCGGACATGATCAGGATCAAGATCCCGCAGCAACGGCAGGTGAGCCTCACCCCGGATGAGCCCGGCCCGCCCTGCCATCCGGGCGCCCGCGATCCGCGCCGTCACGGAGTCAGCGGTCTTGCGCACCGCGCCCTCCCACGCCACCCGGAACTTGTCACTAGCCTGGCAGGCATGCGCGATCCGGGCCTGCACCACCACGATTTCCGGCGGCACTGCCTCTGTCACGAGCATCTTCCTCGGCACGGCAATCCGGGCGGTAATCCTGCGGCGCCAGATACCCAGGGCGGCAACCAGGCCCGCGAGCACCGACGGCACGATCTTCACAACTTCAGGGTACGCCCGCCTTCCCGTACGCTAGGCCTCATGACGATTACCGAGTACACCGTTGTTCACCGGCATATCCCGTGGTTCCCCGCTTCAAGCACGCGAGTGCTTCCGCTAGGCCGGAACGTTCATCACGACAGCCGGAACCTGTGGTACCCGTACCGGCGCACCGCACCGACCCTAGTCACCAAGCTGCACGCCCGGAACGCGCCGATCCTCGATCAGGGTGACGTCGGCTCGTGTACCGGTAACGGCGAAGTCGGGTGCCTGGCCTGCGAGCCGGTGTTCACTACCCTGCCGCCAGGCACCAGCCTGAACGAGGCACTGGCACTAAAGGTCTACAGCGGCGCTGAGACCATCGACGGGGACGGCCCCTACCCGCCGAACGACAACGGCAGCTCCGGCCCCAGCGCCGCGCAAGCGGCAAAGAACCTGGGCCTGATCTCCGGGTACACGCACTGCCTGTCGCTCTCCGACGTGCTCGACGCACTGCAGGCCTCAGCGGTGTCGATCGGCATTAACTGGTATTCCAGCTTTGATTCACCACCGTCGTCAGGACTGCTCAGCATCAGTTCCGGCGCGTATGTCCGCGGCGGGCACGAGCCGATGCTTCGCGGCATCGACGTAGACGCGCAGACCGTTTTCGGCGACAACTCATGGGGTACCTCGTGGGGCGTGAAGGGCAGCTTCACCATGAGCTGGGACACGCTGACCCGGCTGCTCGCCGAGGACGGCGACGGCACCGTCTCGGTTCCGCTCAGCCAGCCCGCCCCGGTGCCGGTTCCGCCGGTGCCTGTCCCGAATCCTCCCCCGCTCTCGGATGCGGACGCAAAGCTGTGGAGCGCGACAAGCCACTGGGCAGGAGCATTCCATACCGGAGCCGCCCGGCAGGCCGCCCGCGCGGTCCTCACCTGGGGAACAGCGAAAGGCTTCCACTGAGCTATACTGTAAAGGACTTACCTACGCCACATCAGGGTGGCTAACCAGGCCTTGCCGTACCACGCCTTACTGACGTACTCCACCGCTTCGTGCCCTCCCAATCCGTGCCGACTACCCGTCCCCAGCCGGACCGCCCCGGCCCTGGCCGGATCGACTTTCCACGTCTCCCCTCACCAGACCGTACCGACTTCCCACGTCTCCCCTCACCAGACCGTACCGACTTCCCACCTCGCCCCCTCCCCACCCGAACCGACCCGACAAGCCCTCCCGAACCGAGCCCGCCCGCCCCCATACCGACTACCTAGCCCCAGCCGAGTCAGCCCGCTCCGAACCGACAATCCAGTCCATCCCCCGCCACACCGACAAGCCACGCGAAAGAGGGCCGATCACCAGTCACTTGGTGATCGGCCCTCGCGCTTGCTTACCGCCCGCGGTACTTCAGCTTGAGCTGCGGTCTCGCTCCCACGCGCACGAGGCGCTGATAGGCCTGGCCAAGCTGACCCTCAGCGGACCCGGCGGCACCCGCCTTGGCGTTGCGAATGCGGTTGAGCGCCGCTTCGTAGTCGCGTTCGGCCGCGTAGATCTCGGCTTCAGTGTCCATGATTACTCCTCCGTAACCTCCGCCCGGTAGTCTTCGGGCCGGTACATGCCAGGGGCATCGGCCTTCGGCGGGACCTGGTCCCACTTGGTAACCTGGTAGCGGCCGTACTCCTGCGACCGGCTGGCGCCGACGCCTTGCATCTGGCCGGTCAGCCAGATCATCGCCCAGTCCCGCTCCCGCATCTCGAAGTCGGCCTTGATGGTGAACGGGACGACCGCGTCTCGTACGTACTGCTCATACGAAATGCTGTCACCGCGGTGAGTGTGCACGAACTTCTGGGTGGTCCCGTCGTGGTCCATCACCGGGGAGCCGTCCGCGCGGAAGATAGGCAGGTACTCCTCAACGATGAAGAAGTGCTCCGGGAACCAGCCCTTGATCTGCTTCTTGAAGCTGGCGTTGTCGGGGTTGCCCCACTTGCCGGTCGCCAGCTTCCCGGAGTTAGCCGCGACCATGACGGCTTCCTTCATCGCCGCCTTCAGCTGACGGCCCTCGATGAGCAGCTGCCCGGTGACCGGCGGGGTGCGCTTGAAGCCGTTGACCCCGACCATCTTCGTCGACGCCTTCTCGATGGCCTCTTCCTCATCCAGGCCCAGCTCGGCCATCGTATCCGCGATAACCTGCTGGATTTCCGCGTCACTGCGCACGTCGCGCAGCTTCGTCTTGATCCAGCTTTCCACGACATTCGGGTCTTGCGGGATGCCGCCGGCCAGGATGCCGACTTTCAGCTCCGCCTCGTACCAGAACGGCCAGGCCTCGTTGCTGTACTTCTCGAATGGTCCCATGACTACTTCCTGCCTCCTGTTGTGCTGTCCGCTTGCCGGACGAACATCTTCTCCAGCTGCTCGGGGGTGTAAAGGTCCCCAACGACTGTGCCATCCCCCTGCGCGGCCACCCGCTTGCGTACTGCCTCGTAGATCCGGGCGTAGAACGTATTGTCCTGCGCAGCCTGCCGGTACCGGTCCCGGACCTGCTCTACCTGCTTCGCGGTCAGGTCGCCGAGCGGCTTCCGGACCAGCAGCGGCCCCTCGGTGACGGAATGATAACGGTAGAATTCCCGGCCCTGGTCCGCTCCTTCCTCCAGCGCGTTCTCCATCCCGGCGGCGAACTTGGCGAAGCGCGCTCGCTGCTCCTCACGCGGGCGCCGGGCACCGCGGCTGAGCGTCACGGAGTACACGTAGTCACGCAGAACCTGACGGCCGCGAGCGCGAAGCCAGCCGACCAGCAGGTCCGGGTCACTTATCTCCCACCGGGAAATCAGCTCGTCGGCCGCCTGTGCCGAGATAACGGCGTCGTGCTCGTCGAGGTAGTCATTAACCTCGTCGCGAACTTCACTGAGATAGTCGCGGTCAGCGGCAACTGGCACGGGTGCCGGAGCTGCTGCCAGCGGCGGATCGACTGGTGTCCGGAACCGGGGTGTTACCGCTGCCATCTTGTCCTCCTCGGGCTGATGACTGATACTATAACAGACACTTATGGGTGCGTCAACTGTTGCCTCGTGGTTTGCGCTCTTGGAAAGGAACAGTATCATGGCGTATAGAACTTCGGTTCCACGGACGCCACATCAGGGTGGCTACGCAAACCAGGCCTTACCAGAGTTGACGAGCCTATTCCATCCGAGCCGTCCCTCGCCGACGACCCCCGGCGCCCCTGCCCGGCCCTCCGCGGCCCAGCCCTTCCCCACCGACTACCCCCGCCCCCTCAGCACCGCACCGCCCGAACCATACCGACGAGCCGACCCTGGTCCTCCCGCGCCGAGCCCTTCCCGCCCTCGCCGACGAGCCATTCCAGTCCTATCCGGACCGGGCCCGCCCGACTACCCCCCCCGCCCCCCCCCCCCCCCGAACCAGCCCCCGGGCCCCGCCCCCCCCGCAC